TATCAATCCAAGATGGCTACGAAGCGACGAATCTCTGACAACAGGAGAGGATGGTATGGGCGGTAGCCAAGATGTTTGGAACAAGATGTACCAGCTTTCGAAAAAAGGTGTTTATGAGCGCCGATGGCTTGGCAGTTTTTTTTCGGACGACGACATTATAGCTATTAGAAAACTAAGGAATGCTAAAGATGTCAATCGTCCAACCTATGAAGATCTTACTGATTATGACCCAAGAGAGGATACCTCAGAAAAGGCTTTCCTAGATTTTCTCGGGGAAAAGGGCTACCAACCCTCAGATTTTGGACATTTTTGGGCATATCGATTGCAAACGCCAGATCCAAAAATACAAGAACTATTTGATGCTGGCGATAGACTCAAAGCTGAAATAGCTGCATTGAAGATACGTGGGATGGGGCCATTTGACATCCAAGAGACTCTCGAAAGGGCAAGCAACAGATTCTTCAACCGCCGCTATATTGCTTAATCTTTTCTAACCTTCATACCGTGAAGGTTCTCTGAGTCTGTTTTCACAGGTTCATCTTCTCCAGAAACATCAGACAAACCTGACCACAAGTTTTTCATTCCACGATCGCTTTTATCTAGACTATACTCAAACAAATCTTCTAATAGCTCTTTTTCCTGAAGGGCAAGGGCATCTTTGTTGTGAATAGCTGGAGAAGCTGATATAACAGAGCCCCTTTTGCGCTTCTTTACTTTCTCACCGGGCTTCATTCCCAGTGGAAGCATAGGACCGCCAGCAATCTGACCAGAGGAAGCCATACTAGCTCCTCCAGCCCCGATTGCCATCGCTTCTTCTATAGCTGTATCTGTGGTGTCTTCAAACAATAGGTGGGATAATGAGGTTCTCATGCTGCATAAATATACAGCCAAGCGTGTTCAGAAAGTCAAGTCAAGTTGTTCCCAAGAGTAAATGTCGTTACCAAAATGACCATCTCTAGCTGTTGACTGGTAAATAGGCTTTAGGAGGTCGAGCTTGGTGATAATATCCTTTGGCTTTAGACTAACAGCACCAAGAACCTTGGCTTCAATCATGCGATCGTTTTCTGGCTTGTCTGTCATTACTCTAAATGATGTTGGCTCAGAGCGTCCAATCGCATAAGAGAGTTGCACGGTTGCCTTGTTGGCATAACCTCCTGCGACAATGTTCTTGGCAATATATCTTGCCATATAAGCTGCGCTACGGTCTACTTTGGTTGGGTCTTTACCTGACAGTGCTCCACCACCCCACTGACAATCAGCCCCATATGCATCAACAATAATCTTTCGGCCAGTAAGACCACAATCAGCCCGAGGTCCACCAAACAACCAGATACCAGCTGGATTGATATCAAACACCGTATCTGATGTAAACAAGTTCATAATCCTAAGCGAAGCAGCAGGGCGGTTTGCCCATAGTTTAAACATGGACTTAATCCCGAAACGGAGTTCGTCAATGGTTATTCCTTCTCTGTGATTGGTTGACACAACAACTCTCTCAACAAAATCAGGTGTGCCATCGCTATTGAAGCGCACAGAAACCTGTGTCTTACAATCAGGTAGAAGTAGTCTTCCAATCTCAGTTGCAGCTAGCCTGTTTGATGTAAGCATATTACTTACATCCCGAGAAAGATACATTGTCAGAGGCATATAGGTTGGTGTCTCTGAGGTAGCATAACCAAACATGATGCCTTGATCACCAGCACCATCAAAATCCCCTACAGCTTGTGAGATTTCATTAGACTGTTGCGACAGTAGGTTAAGAACCTTTGGCTCATAATCATATCCAATGCTTGAAAGGGCATTAGAAACAATATGATCAAAGCTCACTGTTGCATTGGTTGTGATTTCTCCAGCTAGGACAACATGTTCATCCTTGACAAGAGTCTCACACGCTACTCTAGACTTGGGATCTTGTTCCAAACAAGCATCTAAAACAGCATCAGAAATCTGGTCAGCTACCTTGTCAGGATGACCTTCGCCAACACACTCAGAAGTCCACAAATAAGATTGATCAGTTGCCATTATATTCTTTTCCTTTCGATGAGGCTATAGAACTATATTAGCAGACATTATTCGGGAACTAAAATCATTTCGCCAATAGTTTTTCGACCTCTGGACTAAGCAAGTTCACAGTTATTGGTTCAAACCAAACAACAACAGAAAAGCCATTAAGCTTATAAAACGCTCCTTGATATTTAGAAGCAATGAACTCCAGAAAGCTATTGTAGTCTAAGCTACCCCTGCCAATAGAACCAAAGTTCGCTGGCTCAAAATAAGCATCCGTTCTGAACTCGAATCTATTGGGATCTTTTAGTTCTTGTTTTTCTGCTGGAGACAAACCATCATACAACTCTTGTGCTGATGCCTTTTCTTCTGGAGATAGTTTACGCTTAAATGTTTCTCCTTCAAGACTATCCTTGACAACCATTGGCAAACTATCCAAGTTTTTGTTTTTCATTCTGAACTTATAGTTCTCAGGATCTTTGGCTAGGTTATAGATATTGGAAGCATCGACTGTAGCCATATAAAGGGGGTCAGAGCGGAAGAAGGTTTCTTTTTGCGATGGATCTGTATAGAAGAAAACCCGTGGCACTACAGAGCTTTGTAGATCGTTTTTGGTATATGGATTCTCACCAAACTTGCCGGGGTCCAAAGTTATTTCATCCGGTGGTGATGATTTACCTTTGACATAATGGAACAAGTTAATCGGACCAGAGCTTGGTAGCTCTTTGGTTTTACTTGGACTATCGTCTGGTGAGGTTTGTTCAAACAGGATGGGATAGAGTTTAATCATGCCAATAACTAGCAACCACAAAGGGTTATCTGTTATGCTTTGATTATGTCAACGATTTCACAAACACCTGCAACACAAGCAAGCTCTTGAGTTCCAGTTGTTGTATCTTCTTTCTCAAACAGTGCTAGATCTTCCCATGAGATTGTCTTGGGCATCTTAGCAACAGCAGCTTCGTATTCTTCCTTGGTGATTTCTTGATAAGGAGCTTGACGGTAAGTATGCCCATCACTCGCTGGAAGGAATGAAACACCACCAACCGAATCAAAGTTTTTATATACCCAAGCTCCTACTTCCATCCATTCATCTTCACGAACATTAATGGTCACAGAAGGGTTGTGCTCTGTCCAATGTTCACGATAAGTCTTCCAAAGTTCCAGATGAGAAATCGCTGTTAGGTTTTTAGTGACTACAGCCCCTTCTGGTGCTTTGATAGGATAACTAAACACTGTTGTATTATCTGGCTTTGTGACATCAGGCTCTGATGGAATACCAGCTGCCTTTAGAAAAGCCGTAAGAGGGTCTTTGTTATCAGCCCGAACAGTACGGATGTAATATTCAGAATACCAAGGATGGATACCGCTGGATACTCCAACAAGTTGTGAGACTGTACCAGAAGGTTTTACACAAGTAATGGCTACGCTTGCTGGGATTCCAAGGTTAGCAGCTTCGCTAATGTTTACACTGATTGCATGAGCCTTTAGATCTTCGATTAGTTGTTCTAGTTCAGGTCCATTTGTGGAAGTCAAAGGATTGCCATAGATGCCTGTTAGAGAAACTCCAAGCAAGCGTTCTTCCTCACAGTTTGTTTTCCATGACTTGCGAATATACTTGAAGTTGGTTAGGGATGATTGCCAAGTTCCAAGCAGGGTAGCAAGTCTAACCTTGCTTAATAGATTATCCTTGGTATCTTCGGCACCGATTACAACTTCTGTAAGGTTACAGAACTCATTTGGCCGCAGGAGGATTTCTGCACATGGGTTTGTTCCATGAACCTTGCTGGAGTCTCTACGTCCTGCCTTGTCGATATGTTTACGCACTGCATCCATGTTGAAGATGCCACGTTCACCTGATTTGGAGTCATATAGGTTTCTCCATTCACGAAGGAACTGTGCGGTTGTTGGCTTACGATCATATACGGCAGAGTTGTTTGCCAGAGAGCGTTGGCCTTGTGTTTCCCACCATTGACCGCTTTTAGCCTTGGCCATTTCGAAGTCATCAAGGTTAGAGAGCGAGATAAGAGCAGAGCGGCGAACACCACCAACAACCACTACTTCACCAACTTTGCACATCAAATCATGTGCTTCGATTGGTTTTAGTTTACGTCCTCGTGCATTACGGAACATCTGTGTTGTAAATCGAAACAAATCACGCAAAGGCTCTGGCCCTGATGCTCTACCACCAAAGGTTTTTAGTCTTGCTCCAGCTGGTCTGACCTTGTGAGTATCCCAGTTAGGAATTTGTCCCTGAGATAACAGAGCAATCAGTTCTTTATAAGCCTTGGCCCATCCCAATTTACTATCTTCGACAACAATAGTTGTTTCTGTTGGAAAGAACTCTTCAGCAATAGCTGGTAAGGAGTTAATAAACTTTTGTTCAACGGAGAAGCCTACGCCTGTACCATTCATTAGAATATACATTGCTTCATCAAAGGCACGTAGACTATCAACAGCAATAAAGGAGCAGTTGTAAGCTGAGATGTTATCTGCTTCCATTGCTGGGCCAGCTGCCATAAGAGCCCTCATGGAAGGCATTAGTTCATGATTAATGATTGCTGTTTCTATTTCAGCAAACACTGGATCATCACTTTTGTAGCTATAGTTTGCTACAAGGTGCTTTGTCATAAAGGCCATATAGCGTTTAACGCTTTCTACCCAAGTTTCTCGGCGGTTAGAAGCATCCAGCCAGCGTGCATATCGGCTGATGTGAATAAAGTTCTTGTATGGATCTGCAATAAAACCCTTGTCGTCGATTATTGTCATTCTTTTTCTCTTGTTATGGTTATTGTGATTTATTAGAGACGGGGAGCATTCAGTTTTGAGAGTTGCATTGTTTCTTTGCTTTTCTTTAGTGCATCTCGGAATCCTTGGATTGTTGAATCTTGAAGTTTCTCCCGTGCGTTTTCCATTTCAAACTGTAGACCTTCTACTTCATCGGATGAAAGAATCCGCATTTTGCTTCGGGCGGTATCTACATGGACCTTGAACTGCAATCCGTCAATCCCAAATCGGTTTTTTGCAATGAATAGAGTTCCAAAACCAGTTGCTTTTTGTGTGCTCATGCGTTGCAGTCCAAGCACGAAGTCTGCTTCTGCTGCTTGCCCATAGCTTTCTGCAAGGTTTGTAAGATCAACGATGTCGCTCTTAGCACCTTCTTTATTGCTTTGCAGTGCAGTCCATACAGGCACGTCAAGTTCCTTGGCCATCTTACGAATCTCTTGAATAACATACTGCATTTCTAGCCGTGGCAGATCATAACGCTCTGTTGAACGCATAATGCCAGCATAGTCGATTAGGATTAGATCTGGCTTTATTCCTTTATAGCTCATCTTTTCGATGTGAGCTTTGATTGTGTTGCAGGTAATAGAGCGTGCTGGATATTCCTTGATGATAAGACGCCCAATGTTTTCCTTGTTTGTTTCGAAGTATTCCTTGATACTTTCCTTAGCATCACTACAGTCGCTGGCGTTGATGCCTGTTAGGTGTGAGTCATAACGGATACCGACATAACGTTCATTGAGTTCCATTGTATAGTGATATACATTTTTACCTGCGAGCAGAGCTTGAGCACCAAAATGGGTTAGTAGGTGCGATTTCCCAACACCAGATGGAGCGCATACGATACCGATTTCTCCGGCTCCAAGACCTCCTCCCATGATTTTCTTTTCATCCAGCTGTAGAATGCCTGTTTTGACAGGATGGCGAAATGTCTGAGAATATCGAGCATCGATATCATTTACATAATCGTGTCCAGAGGATGTAGCAACACCAGCGGCGATTGCTGTTTTCATAATATCAACGACAGTTTCATACCTGTCTGTAAGGATGATATCGACTGATTGGGACAGCGCCTTCTTTAGCATTTGCTGACGACAAAAGGTGAAAGCTTTTTCTTTTACCCAAGGCAGATCGTTTCCATTTTCATTTTTGACAACCTTTTGAAGAAAAACATGACACTGTTCTCGGAGAACGAGGTCTGACCCATTGCTTAGATCGTCCCGAATGATTGTAAGAAGTAGATCAAGAGTTGGAAACTCTTTGTAGTTGTGGTAGTAGCTAATATATTTCGATGCAACAAGTTTGAGATATGCTGGTTCAAGGCATTCATCTACGTTAAAAACTTCGATAAACTGAGTTCCCCATGTGCGATCAGACAAAAGAGCTTGAAGAACTTTTTCTTGAAAAGAGCGCCCGAGATTGCCAAAGAAACCGTTGCTATTAGCCGAGGTTGAAGACATAATGTTTTTGCTCCGTTGAATGGAAATGGTTGAAATGAACTGATGACTTACTATAACTTCAAGTTATTAGAATCTAAATGACTAGATGGTTTGATCTCCAAGGCAGGGCGTAAGACTAAGTACAATCAACTTTGGAGGTTGCCAAATTTTGGCGAACTAGCGATCTGGTAGCCGAAAACGCCAAATCTAAATCCTGACTAAAGGAAATATCCGCAGCAACAAAGGTTTTGATAAAATCCAAACGATTGGATGTGGCTTGAAAATTTTCCAACTTATAATCAACCTTGGAGATTTGTGTTGATGCCAAACAGTTGGTATCCAAATACATCAGCTTCCAGTTTCGTTCGACTACCGACATCTCAGATATAATGCTGCTAAAACACTTTGGAGGCTTCTTGGATTCATTTAGAGCCTCAGTAGAGGCTTCCTTTATCCAAGTGAGGTCAAGGTCAATGTCGGTGCGTTTGATGTCTGGAAACCGCCCTGCAATCGTTTTTAGACCTACTCCAGCAACGCCATTGAGATTGTCAGATGGATCACCAGCCACGGCCCTAGCTAGAGTGATATTTCTTGGAGAGATCCCGAACGTTTTTAAAACATAAGCTTCGTCAATCAGTATCTTTCTGGCCGGGTCGTAAATCCTAACAGTAGGGTCTTCAAGTAGCTGATAAAAATCCTTATCATTGCTAACAACAATCTTGGTTTGTGAACTGCCCTGCAACTTACGCTTTACAATATACGCAATAATGTCATCGGCTTCTGTATCAGGAAGATATATCTGACAAATGGGCAAGTTCCCAAGAGCCTTGGCAAGTAGCTGAAGTTGAAAAACCTTGTTCTTGCCATCGGCATTTGGCATAATCTTTCCGTCGTTTCTGTATACAGACTGTAGTGCCTTCGACGTAGCACGATTTGCTTTATATTCAGAATAGATATGCTTGCGACGAGGGGATGGACCTCCTTGCTCCCAAACAACAATAATTTGTTCTGGGTGCAGTAATGAAGCCAAACTTCCAACCCCTTTGACAAATCCAACAACCCCACCAACTAGTTCTCCTCCCAAGGTGACGGTCTGATTGACCATAAAGTGTCGCAAGAAAAAATTCAAACCATCAATAACAAGAATCGGCTTATTGATTGTACTCATATGATTTCTACTTTCTTATTGTCTCTGTCTTCCGTTTCAAATACTAGATAACCTATACGGCCATCAATCAACAAAATTTTAGTATATAGGTTGTTGCATAGAGAAGACCCTGATCCAATCCAACCCAAGACAAACTCTCCCAGATGTACGCCAATAGGAGCATTCGGACGAAATATGATAAAATCATAATCCACCCAATCTTGCCATGGGTCTTCGACAGCAACCCGTCCCAAATCTTTACCAATAAGCTTTTCAGTCTTGTATGGTTTTATCGAGCGGGGCATCCCACCAGCAGAATAAAACAAAGTTCGGATTTCAGGACAATTCTCCTGAGTATAGGATGGATCAGGATATGACCACCCATCAATATTTACTGTTGCTATCCGAGGACGAAAATTCATAGGTGACTGATCTGAATTTGGCAGTTGCAGCCTAAATGGCTCCACAGTAAATCCTTGAATAAGCTCGCCACGGCTAATACGAATAAAGTCTTTGATTAGCACACGGTTATTTCCCGGTGCTTCCGAACCCTCCACCACCACGCTCTGTTTCAACAAGCTCAGTTGTTTCCATAAATCTAACTTTGCATGTCTGACTATCGGCAACAATTTGCTGGATAACAAGTTGGGCTATTCTGTCGCCCTTTTTTACCAAGTATGGCTCTCTACCTAGATTGCCAAGAACAACTCCCATCTCTCCACGATAATTCACATCAACCGTTCCTGTTAGTGGAATAACCATCTTGCGAGATAATCCCGAACGTGAACGAATATCCAGAAAATAAGAATTGTTTTCGTTGTCTACTAGAGGACAGTCGGCAAGCTGTAGCCCTGTCCTAATAACTGTTGCCTCTCCTTGCCGAAGCAATACATCCTCCACAGCATAAAGATCATAACCAGCATCTCCAAAAGCATGAGCCGCTTGAGGAATAACTGCGTCAGGATGAACCTTGATAAACTTTATTGTTAGCTCTTGTCTAATGTGTGCCATGATTGTTTTCTCCTACTGTTGAAATAACATTAGCACTAATAAAAGAAGCTATCAAACAAAAGAAAAAGGCCAGATACCGAAATATCTGGCCTTCCCATTCGGGAATGTACAGCCCCGAAGGGCTAGAGCGCCTATCGCTTGCGAGTGCGGGCCTTCACAGGGGCAGCAGGGGCAGCAGCTACAGGTGCGACAGGAGCAGCCTTCGCTTGCGTAATAGTGGTGCTCTCCACCAGATACTCCTTCACCAGAGGATGAACAGGAAGCAGATTCTCAAGATTCTGGCCAAGAGCCTTCCAAGCGGTGAAGCGTACCTCCGCAGGAGAATCCTTGAAGAACTTGACATATTCCGCACGCTCAGGCACCGAGAGCGTGTGAGAAGCCAGATAATGATTTACCTTGCCCATAATATCAACAAACTTCGCATTTCGCTTCACATCTTCACGGGGCAGACGCTTGCTGCAATCGCTCCAGCTAGCGAGAACATCTACCGCCGAGATGTCATTTGCCCGCTCCTTCACAAACGTCCAGAACTTCGCAGCAGCCTCAGTCCCAACCATCGACGCACACATATGGTAGAAAGTCGGGTTGGCGGTATCAGTGTAAAGACCGCAAAAAGTAAGCTCAGAGTCAAGGTTGCCCCATGCACGGCGATCAGGAGTCTTGGTGTTTGGTTCGGCCATACCCTTGAACTCCAGAAAACGCTCATTGGAGAAAATGAACTCGACAAGAGCCTCATTGCAGTTGATACGAGCCCAATCAAGCCAATCCTGCACCGTAGGCTCAAGGTCAACCACTGCATAACGGCTCAGAGCCGCAGGGTCCATCGGCTGAACATCATATGCATCACCGATATTGACGGCAACCATGACCCGAGTTCCATCGTGAAGCAAGTTGCCATCGAAAGCCTTGCTATCCGCAAGCTGGAACGTAGCTTGCTCGACACCCTTGATCGCACGATTCAACTCATCGAGAAAGAGCACGCAAGGGAATTCGCAGCAAGTCAGCAACCATTCAACCGCACGAAATACCGTGCCACCACGATTACCCTCGAAAGGAATGCCCGTGATATCGCCCTCAGTCATCTGCGAGAGACGGCGCTCCACGATAGGAGTACCCATGTCATAATGCCACACGTTGCGAGGATAACCCTCATAAACAGGGTTGGTCGCATTCTTCAGCCAGAACGTCTTCAGCGCCTTGCGGAAACCAGAATCGTTCGCCAATGCAGCGGAGGCCCGCTCGCAGAAGCCACGATCACGGTAAAGATCATTGCAGAGAACAGACGCAATCTGATAGACAACCTCAGACTTGCCAATCCCGTGAGCACCTCTGAGCATGGTTGCTCGCTTGGAAGAAAACTTGGTGAAGAGAGCCTTGGTGGTCTTGATGTCCAGAGTGAGAGCGGAAGTCATTTGGTTCGTTTACCTTTCTATTATCAGTATATCAGGGATTGGACTTATTCTAAATGTTATTTTTCTTTTTTTTCTTTTGCCTTGTTTTACAGTGTTTTATGACTGGCAGCAAGAGCAGCACTATCAGGCCATTCCCATCCGTTCATTTCATCTTCTGTGTTTCTCCAGTAGGCAAGCCGCATTGCGCTAGACCGTGCAGTAGGATTACAACTGGAACAAGTGAAACAAACAGGAATACCTCCCATATAAACCATCGAACCAGCAGCAGTCTCGCTGCAAGTATCGCACAGATTCTCTTCTGGAGTGATATATCTAAACATCGTTTTATTCCTTATGCCCTTTGAACGGTCTTGCTCTTCGAGCCCATCTTGACAATGAGGTCGCCGGGGCGGGCAGCAGAAATATCACCACCCTCAGAGATTACCCACATTACCTTAGAGCCGACGATAGTACCCATCTTAGGAGCATATCCATCAGTAAAGATGATTACCGCAGAATACTTCCCACGGCGCTTAGGGTCATTGACATATCGACGTACAGCGTCAAAATCAGTCCCGCCTTGGCGAGTTCGCTGCCACTTGAAATTCTGACCGCTCTTTACAGACTGAAGAGACTTCTCATCCATTTCTGTATCGAAGTTCACGATGTCCAGCTTGCCCTCCTTCGAAGCTGCAAACGTCTCTGCGAGGAAGCGTTGAACATCATCATCCCCAACAGAGCCAGACTGATCAATCGCACAAAGTACGTTGGCAACAGTGGTTCGACGGACACCGGGAAACAAATAAGGCATACGCTTGTTAATTCGCTTTACTGTCGAATAACGGTCCATTGACCGGGTGCGTCCAAGAAACATACGAAGAATAGCCTTCCAATCGAGTTCGTGCTTCATCATCTTTTCGATCATGGCAGCAATCTCTGCGGGAATAGTACCCCACTTGGCAGAACGCTGGGCCGAATTAACACCCTGAGCAGTCATTTCACGGGCCTTGTTCTTCAGCACATCCCGAAGCTCATCAGGCACATCTCCCCACCCACCATGCGAGTCTAGCGTTTCACCATTCTCATTGCCGATACTAAGCTCAAAATCACTGCCACCACCACCACCATTAGCCTCGGCGTAATCCTTCAAACGATTGAAGTAATAATCGGTGCTTTCCAGCTTAGGAAAGCTCTTGATAAGTGCAGCAAGCTTAGGGTCATCGCTCTTAGGCGCACGACCGGGCATCAAACAGAAATCCGGCAGACGTTCTGGCCCAATAATAGAGTTAATTGCAAGGTCAGCTGCGATGTTGTGAATCTTTGCATCGGCCTTGTTTGCTGGCGCACGCTCAGTAATATGACCAAAAGCAATATGCAGAATTTCGTGAATGATTACTCCGACCTTTTGCTCGAATGGCAGAGTACGCATAAAATCAGGATTATATCCAAGATGGATATTGGCTTCCTTATCAGCCGAAACGTAAGCCGTGTCAACCTTCCAGTTGATAACCTTGGGTGTTCTAATAGAAATTTCTCCAGAGAACGGCTCTGAATGGAGAACGTGAATCAAAGCTGCGTCAATACGATAATCGTCCGGCGATACAGTAGGGTCCGGCTCATGCCGCACGGTATCCCGAATCGAAACGTGATTAGAGTCATTGTCAGTGTTTGGCTTCTCGTTGCTCATATACTAATAATAACATATCCGTGTCATATTCTAAAGCATTTATTTTTCCCTATATTAAAGGGCTTTATTGAGGGTAGATCTGGATATCAAAAGTTTACCTACAGTGAAGACCAAGATAAATGCGATAAAAAACTTGGCAAGTGTTTCTATTTACCTTTATGAACAACACGCAAACTCCCGCAGAACTACCCGACGAAGTTTCAACCTACCTTGCTGATTATTTCAAGCAATATAATTTTGGCATGAATATTATGCCAAAAACAAGTTCAAAGCTAATGCGTGCAATAGGATGGTTTTTTGGTTTGACCAAAATCTCTCCAGAGTTCATGACCAAATATTATACTACCATCGGCGATACAGTCTATGTACCCGATGAACTTATCAAAACAACATCACCAGAAAATCTTCTGAGAGTCATCGTCCATGAAGGTGTCCACGTATATGACTCCCACAAGCTTTCTAATCCACTGTTCAAGTTCCTATACCTGTTCCCACAGTCTATGGCTTCACTGGCTCTAATAAGCCTATTAGCCCCCTTGTCGTTGAAGTTCTTATGGTGCCTGTTGTTCTTGCTGTGCCTTGCACCATTACCTGCTCCTTTTCGTTATTTATTTGAATTGCGAGCATACCGCACAAGCATCATCTTTGCTCGCAAAACTGACAATCTTACCGACGAACAGCTGATTCCCACATATGAATGGATCGAGAAACAACTTTGCTCAAATCTATACTACTGGACATGGCCATTCCCAAAAACCGTAAGAAAACATCTCCAAGATGAAAGCTGGATGAATGCAGGAATATACAAACCAATAATGCGGTGGCTGATTGTTAGAAATGTTGTCGTCGCTCTAAAAGATTATCAAAACAAATAACTGTGATGCTGCTCAACACAATAAAACTCTATCCCATCTTGTTTACCGAAGGGAAACAGTATAGAAATCCAGAAGGCTTCTGGGGTGATGCTGGCGCAGGTATTCTTATGTTTGCTCGCTCAACAAACAAGTTTCTTGTGCTCAAACGATCTGCTGGTGTCAAAGAATCAGGAACATGGGGATTAGCTGGAGGTGCTCTCAATGTCGATGAAGATGGACAACTTACAGAATCACCAGAAGATGGTGCTCGTCGAGAAGCAAGAGAAGAACTAGGTATCTCTAGCAATATGAGTCTTATCCCAGCACACGTATTCGTTTCTCCAAGAGGAACATTTAAATATTATAACTTTATTGGCGTCGTAGAAGATGAGTTCGATTCTGAGCTAGGCGATGGCGAAAATACAGACCTAAAATGGTTAACACTCGACGAGCTAAAACACTTGGGCAATAAACACTTTGGACTACGTTCACTTGTTGCTAACTCCAGTGATTTGCTGGAGAACCTAGCAGCAGACGGAGAGAAGGAACATAATGATTAGCCTTTACAGCTTATTGTACGAAGGTATGGCAACAAACGTGGAAGGTTTTTGGGGTGATAAGGGCGCAGGTATACTATTATTTGCGTCTGATACCAAAAAGTTTCTTGTACTAAAACGGGCAAGCTGGGTAAATGAACCGGGCACATGGGGCTTGGCTGGTGGCGCTATCGATGATCCCAAGGAAAGCCCAAGGTCTGCTGCTCAACGAGAAGCACAAGAAGAACTAGGGTCAACAGATATTCAAAAGTTAATCCCAGCATCCGTTTATACCTCACCAAAAGGAACATTCAAGTTTCATAACTTTATCGGTGTCGTACCAGCTGAGTTCTCACCAAACTTAGATGATGAAGAAAATGATGGCTTCAAATGGGTAAGCTTGGAACAGCTACGCAAACTACCTAAGAAACATTTCGGACTATCTGGACTGCTACAGAACAGTGAATCACTCTTGCAAAAACTAACCACTCCAAAAGAACTTGCTAAGAAAAAACTATCAGTCAAACTAAAAACTAAAAGACTCTAAGTTATTCCTTCTTCCTACCTCTTCTTGGTTATCTTCCACAGCACTCCTACTTATCACTAAATTTATGGCTAATATCAATGCAAAGATGCTGCTAAGGATTATCAACGAAGAAATAGACACGGTTTATTCGTCTCTATTAAATGAGCAAGCTCCACCGACTCCCGATGCTCCGGTATTGCCAGACGACCCTGCTGCTG